TCCGGTAGCCTTGGCATTCGATCCTGCACCTCCGCTTATCGTGACCGTCAGATTGGCTGAATTGCTGTATCCAGACCCTACATTGGTCATAACGACTTGCTGAACCTGACCCCCAGATAAGACTGCTGTACCCGCTGCGTTGGTTCCTCCACCACCGGATATGGTAACTACCGTATTGGAGGCATTCGTGTAGCCAGCACCGCCATTAGTTACCGTTACCTGGACGGTTCCTGTGGCAAAGGTTATGTAACTGGCTATAGCTGCCGCATTTGAACCCCCACCCCCTGCAAAGGTAATGGTAGGAGCAGCGTTATAACCCGTACCGGCCTCGGTAAGCGTAATTGAGGTAACGGCATTGGCTGTAATAGACGCTTCAGCAAGAGCCTGTACGCCATTGGAATGGTTGGGGGCGCTTATAGTAACTGTAGGTGCGGTTGTATATGCGCTACCCGCATTTGTAATGGCGATTGTTCCTACAGAACCTACGAAAACAACATTTGTCCCGTCCCAAGTGTAATAACCCTTGGCAGGATCAAGAATCAATGCTCGTTCGTCTTTCCATTGCCCTACTTGCACACCCGACGATGAGAATGTACCGGCAGAGGCTACATTGCCTAATGTCCCGTTGATTAGTTCAAAGTATTGGGCGCTACCGTCATCTTTGAACGCCAGAACGTAATCAAGGTTGTTGATATTGATAGATGTAAGGTAATTGACGTTGTTTGAAAATACCACCGCCGCATTACCAGAGTCAGTTACAGCAGATCGAGCGTTAATGATTTTGATATTTGCGTAACCAATAGGCTGCGCGTTTTCAAGCCATGAAAACTCAGCCTGATCTATAGCAGTCCGGTTGGCCTTGGTATTGACCCCCTTAAACTCCTTGACTACCTGATATGACTTCTTTTGTTCGGAAGCTGCCATGTCAGTAAGGAGTGCTATAAGGGTTAGGCATCCTTCTCGTATAAGTCGTTGCTAGTACGGATTGAGCCTGACGTTGATATTCTTGTTTGAATATCTCAGCCTCACCGTAAGATTGCTCTTTGTACTTGGCTTTGTAGCAAGCGTAAAAGGCAACCGGCGTTGTCCAGGGATCGGGAATCTGGTCTACGTCTGATGTGCTTACCAAATCGGTAGGCATAATGACTGTATCCAGTTCCATTGAATACACTTGATCTGGATTCGGCCCAAGGTAATACGAAGTCGGTCCGTACATCGAGAACGCAATAGGGCGACCACTATAATTCTGCCAGAACCTAAGTTCTGCGTTGAACTGAGTCCAAGGCAAATAGCGAAGAGGAACTCGCGTATTGCCCCAAATCAAATTGATGTTTAGAACGTCCATTGTCATTGCCCCTTGAGGCAACGTGCTGAACGTATAGACTTCTTGGGAAGCTACAGTAGCAGTAGTTTGATAACTACGCAGACAGCCGGTATCACGTACAAGGCGGTTTCTACCGCTGTTGATGTAATCCGTCAGTTCGGAATCAGTATAGAAGTTTGCATTGGCATCATGCAGCAAACGTCTACATTCCGTTATGTAGTTTCCAAGAGTTGTTGACATCTATATCCCATCATTGTTGCATCGGAAGAAACTTTCCCCCACCCCTTTTAGGGGGAAGGGGTACTTGCTCCACGACCGGGGATAAAGAGTCGTTCTTTTCTGGCTCCTCTTGGTACATATCAAATTTAGACAGAATTTTCAATCCTTCTGGAATGTCATTTGTCGTTTGAATAATACCGAGGCTAGCCATATACGGTACTTTGTCTTTCTCTCCGTAACCGAATATGTGATGAGCAGCAGCAAAACTTAGTTTGACCGTTTGCCCTATCGGGAAAACATACTCATTACACCCATATTCGCAAGAAATGGGCTTTTCCCAATTATTAGTCACATAAACGATTTCAGACATTAGAAAGACACCACATCGCCAAAGACGCTGATATTGACTGAGGCATTAGCTACGGCAGTACCTACTTTGACAAACAAGGCATCAGCCGTGTAAGCCGTTGAGGAAGCACCAGCAACCAATGCCAAGTCCAGCCATTTATTTGCGCCGGTAATGTTTCCAAGCGTCTGGCCTATAGCGGTAGTAATAGCATTTGACGTATTACCGTCACTACTGGTTAGCACCGTTATGTTTGCCAAAGCCACGTTCATTACTGAACCACCCGCGATATTTGCGGGATTAGCTACGGTAATGCGGCGAATAATATACGCGCCGCCGCCAATACCGCCGTCAAGGATAGGCAAGGTAATTACGGAATTCCCGGTTGCCGCCAGAGTTTGCCCCCGAACAACAGTTAGCCGATAGTTTCCGAAACTATCTTGGTTATCCATACCTACGGCATTTGTACTGGACATGGCTTTACCTTACGTGTTGTACGTGCCAGAAACCGACAAACCGCCATTCACGGTTATCAGGGTAACGGTAGTGTTTGTGCTTGCATTTGCATACACGTTCACACCGTCAGAGATAACGACACCACCCGTATTATTAGCCATGAGTTGTGAGGTAGCCGTTCCGGTATTAACCGTTACAGTCACGTTCGCAGTCGGCATCATAATGTAAGTACCGGCAGGAATAACATTCCCAGCTGTGGTTGCCGTAAGTGAACTGGTTTGAAAGTACGCACCCGCAGTATTAGTTACTGCGCCAGCAATGGTGATTTTGTTAAGACCGAGTGCCATGACTATTCTCCTTAGATTGTCAGCGAGTTATAGCCGGTCACCTGGGTCATTGACTTGGGCTTAGTGTTCACCAGTTCGGCAATCATCAAGACCGCGCCAACGTAACCAATCTGCCAGTTCGGGAGAGTAGACTCAAATCCGGTGAACACAAACGAGCCTTGATCGTGAATATACAGGCTTATGTAGTTCGTGTTCAGCAGGTAGAGTTTCCCTTCCGGGCAGTAGGGATCGGGGTAAATCGGAACCCCGGCAACCATCAGAGCGCGGAACGCGGCTTGAGGGCCGTTACCATCCGCATCAAAGCCGGAACCGGGAGTGATTACATACTGCTCTTGACCAACGTAGTCTTGAGCAAGGAGCGTCCACGTACCGAAGCCGCACACGCCAAAGGACGGAACTTCTGCACCGTTCTTGACCGTACCGCTAATGTACTGAAGGACGTTCTGACGAGTCGGGTTGACTGAACCGGCAGCGTACTGTTTGGACTGCCACCAAGTGTAGGTGCTACGGTCAATGTTTCCGTAGTTACCCGCAGCCGGATTGCTACTGGATACTGCCGCTGGCAGACCAATAAACTGCTGCGTATTAGTCGTGTTGTTGTACAGCGCAGTTGCCATTGCGTCCATCATTACGTTGGTCGCATCGTTCATCCGCGCTTCAATCAGCGGGATAACCGCATGGTCTTGCTGCACCGCACCTTCCATTCCGAGGAACGGAACCGGCGCAATCATCAGTTTCAGGTTGAACTCGGCGTTGTACGCGCCTTGCTGAACCGAGGGCTGAGTGAAAGAACCAGAGTAGTCAGACCATTGCGCGTTGACAAACTGAGCGCCTTGGACTGGGACCGTGACAGAGGACACACCGCCAGAGGCTTGCTGACTGTTTGCAATCAGAGCCGCCATCAGAGGAGTGCTGTTGTACAACTGGACTACCAGCTTCGGAATAAAGGCACGCCGAGTAACGTAAGTAAGCTCGGTGTACTGCGTACTGCCGGAAGCCGGAAGAATACCGCCGCCAATAGGCATGGTTTATCTCCGAATTAAAATATCCCCTGAAACTACTAAATCCCAATGGGCCGAGGATTCTTTCTCAACTCATTAAGTGCCTTTACTGCCTCATCCCTTGCACCCGCTACCGGATTCTTCCAGTACGGTTTCAAATCAAATTTGTTGATAACTCCGGGGTTATAGCTTGTGGGAGTAGGTGCAGCAGATTGTTTCATCCATTGCCAGTATTCCGCAGCAGACTCATGGTTAGTAATGCCTTTTTCAAGCATGACCTTTTCCACCTGATAAATATCTTCTTCGTTATCAATCAGCCCTTTTTTCATCAGGGAGTTTCGACGCTTACGCAGTTCTTCTACGGCATCACGCTCTTGCAGTTTAGCTTCAAGCGCCCGTACTCGATCTTCGGATCGATTGACTGCTGCTGTCGTATGATCTTCAATATCCAGTTCAGGAATGGTCATTTCCGGCTTGTGCTTCTTCGTAAGTCGAAGAAAGTCTTTACGGGTAGCCGGATTCTCAGCTAATTGACGAGCCAATAGAGCCAACTCATCCCTTGCTTCCATACTCAGATCTTCAAGACTCATGCTTATCCCCTGTGTACTTAGATTACTTTACGAACTTTCATCTGCTTTTCAAGCGTCATCGAATTCTTGCTGACTTTGTTAGCAGAATTCAGGCCGCCAAACGGAGCGAAACGGGGCGTATTGTGGATTTGCCCGTTGTCTTGATTGTTGTCAGTCGGGCGACGGGGAGCAGAAGCACCACGCGGTTTGAACAGATCCATTGCTATCTCCTAGTTACATTGGGGGTTGAGGTGCGCCACCCGGAGGCATACCCGGAGGCATACCGCCTGGAGCCATTCCGGGGATAGCCGGAGCAGCCGCCATAGCCTTGCCTTCGGGGGTAGCGCCACCGGCTTGAGGCAAGGATTGAAGCATTTGCATTATTTCCGCACCCTGCAAATCTTTTACTTTTTCTTTTCTAGGGCCAAGAATGCCTGACATTTGTCGAAGAACATTCAGAGCTTTTTGACCTTCAGGAGATTCGGAACCGAGAGCAGGAAGGGCTTGCTCTATCAGGTCCATCGCCATCGAGAGGTTAATCATCGCACCTTCACGCGAACCCATCTTAGGTTCGGGGGTGGACATGGGCGCTGCCATTGGAGACGTTGCTGGATCAGAAATACCGACAGCATCAGCGTCCGGTTCTGGTTCAGCAGCGGGAGCATTTGCGCCTCCGCGTTGACCACCTCGGATCATCGCCATCAACTTGTCTGACGGTACGCTCATATATTCCTCATTACTTAGTATTAGTGATTACTCACTAATTTGTCAAATGGTGGGGGATATTATTTAAAACTCCCTCCCCCTTGGGAGGATTCGGCATTACTTCTTGCGCTTAGAGGCGCGGGCTTTGCGAGCTTTGCGGGCCATGTTGCTCTCCTTGTGACAGGGGGCCACATAAGACGGTATGCAGCCAAACCGATCCTTTTCAGGGGATTCTTACCGACGAGTTTTGCGACCGCGCTTCATTTGCTTGTACATTTTCATGCTCCTTTTTACGATCCCCGTTGCATCCGTGTGTTAGTACGCACTTGCGTTCTATCACCGTAGTTTTTAGCAGCTTGTACGCGATATTGCAAATTAGGCTGATCTTTTGTCAAGTCTTTTTGCATGACTCTCGGCTGATCGGCTTTCGGCTCTATGATTTTCATTCTGCACCTACAGATTTTAGGTCAGGTTTGCCCTGGGGCTTGGATTGCTGCATTTGCGCTTGTTGAGCCTGTTGCGCGGCTTCTTTTTCTTCCATTTTCTTGAGGCGCTCCTTGAGTTGCTGCTTCATGGGAGGTTCAAGCAAGTCAAGCAAAGATTCTTTGTCGATAGCCCCGGCTTTGAACAGATTAAAAGCCAGTTGCCGCAAATCTTCGGTAAATATCGGACTATTGGAGTGAGCGTCCACTTTCACTACGAAGTTGCTGGTGAACTGATCTGCAATAAACGTCTGGTTTTCCGAGTCTTTGAAATGGGTTGCGTCATATACCTGCATCAGTTTGAGATACAGGGTTGCAACCTTTTCAAGCGAATCTTCCACAATCAGCGCCCGTTTCTTGGCGCGGCTGGAGCCTAGACGGGCAAGCTGGCTGGCGTGACCGGCTGAACGAACCCCCGTTTCACCCTTGCCTTGCAAGACGTTGCCAATGCCGGAGGCTTCCTCAAACATTTGGTCAATCTCTCGCACCGTCGAGTACAGATCAGGAGGGATTGTCGGGGCAAGTTTCTCTACCTTGGCATTCGGCATATCGGTAGACATAAGCCCACCGGCACGATTAAGGGCAAAGTTCTTCTCATCCAGAATGCCGGAGAAGCCCATCAAGGCTGTCGGCGGGTTGACCTGCTTAGACAGTAGATCGAGAATCTCTGTTACCCGCTTATTCCTCATTTGCTGGAGGAATATAAGCCTTTGAACCTCTGATTGACCCCAATAGTAGTCATACAGAGGGTTCGGAGTAATCTGAATGAAGGGCAGTTCGCCTTTCAAGAATACCGATTCACCCGGACGGTCATAGATCAAAACGTCCGGTGAGGCCATTGTTACGACCTGATAATCCTTTGTTTCGTCGTTCCAGACCCACAATTCCCGCATTTCAACCGTATCTTCGGCAACGCGGGGCTTGTAGCGGTTCATCCCGTACAAATCGAGGTTCACAGTCCCGTAGATAGTAGGATTGGTCTGCGACATAACAATCCGGTCCAATCCTTCGGGAATATCGGATTGCGTAGGATTAGTAGCCGTTGTAATGCGGTCAAGTATCTGCTGACGCTTGGGGTGCGAGTACAGGCGAGACAAGAGTTCAGACTTGGTAATGTAGTACGTCTGTACCAAGGCTTCCTGACGGTCGCTGTAGGGAGAATCCTCCCGTAGAACGCCCATCGCTCCCGGTTCCACCATGTAGGGATGGATACCGTTGTTGTAGATCAGCTTGATAAAGGTGGTGTTGTAGACCATCGCCCAGGTAAGGGCTGTGCTAAATACTTGATCGCAATTGCTATTTAGCCATTCGTCGTTCAGCGCCTGAGTTAGAACGGGAATCTTGCGCTGTTCAAAAGGAGGGACATCTGCACCTGTATTGATCGAGAAACGGGTAGTTTCTGCCGAATACAGGAAGGAAATAAGCTGGTCAAGGTGCGGGTAAATCTTGTTGTAGATGGCGGGGCTTTCGTCCGGTCCCGCGCCAAAGAGATACCACGCCCTAAGACTTGTGTAGTCTCCCCTGCGTTCGTCCTTCGATACGTGACACTTCTCGATAAGATCGAGGTAGAAGTTTTCGCGTAAAGCGTTTTCTGACGGTATCCGCATATCAAGTCTTTGGCAGTTTCAGCCCTTCGTGATCGTTCATAATGACGCTCGGTTTCGGTCCTGTCAAATTCGAGTTTTGTCTTGGATTGAATCCTACCTGCTCATCCCTGACGGGCCGGAATGCGCCGCCCATCACCGAAGGCATGTTTATTCCATTGAAACCACCACCCCACACGGCAGAATCTCCGGGGCGAGCTTCCCGCTGCTTCATGGCTTCTTGTACTTCCTTTGGGGCTTTTTTGTTGTTGCGGGTGTAGTAGCCCTGCTGATTCTCGCCTTCGCGGGTAGATTTGATGTTGCTCATCCCGTAATCCGAAGCAAGACCTTTCAATGTAGCGTCGTTTTTCTTGGTCTTATCGCTTTTGTATCCCGGCGCTTTCAGGAATACGACCAATACACCTTCCTCGCACCCATGAGGACAAACCGGCACATAGCTTTCAAAGTAGCCGTGTTCCGGGCATTTGTGGTCTTTCAGAATACGTGGTCTACCCATTTTGTTTCCCCTTTAACTGTTCGTCCAGCGTGTAATCAGAATAATCCAACCTGTTTTTCACACCCAACTTGATTTTGATACTTCCATTACTCAACTCAAGGCCCATTGATCTGGCTATTCTAGGCTTGGGTTCTTTCCTATACTCTACAAACCTATGACCTTTCCTATCTTGCATCACCGCCACTTCGCCAGCAAGAACGTGCTTGTAAGCCTTGTCTACCCGCCTTTGCACATGCTCGCTAAGGGGCGACTCTTTTGTAATGAAGATTTTACGCACATGAGACTCATCTATCCCGCACAGTTCAGCAAAAAGCCGGATAGAAATACCTCGGTTCTCATCAGCAAAGAATTTGGGAATGATTCTCAACAACTCTGATCTGGATAATACCTTGACCATCAGAGGCTCCAGGGAAACCCTAGCGGGTAGCGTTTGGTCATTTCCGCGTTACCTGCCTCAAAGAATTCTCGGTTGACAGAGCCGGGATTCCCGCCCAAGCGGAAGCACATCGAGTATTCGCCAGAGCATCCAAAATTGGGATTGAGTTGAGCGAGTATTGAGTACATCACCCGATCTGGTCCGTAACCCCGGAAGTCGTTGACCCATGACAACCGGCGAAGAATATCGTTCCTGACCATGTAGGAACAGGATTCAACAAGGTGATGACCGGGACTGTTCCATATATCGTACTTGCCCAAAGACTCGCAATCATCGTTGAACAGGAAATTACCTTTCTTGTCGTACACGCCGCGTAAAGAATGCGCCCATTCCAGCTTATCTTCCTCGATTACTTTCATCAAACTTTCAACGTGATTGGGTTTGAACCAGTCATCTTCGTTCAGAAAGCAGATGTAATCCTCATTCACAAGGTAGGGAGAAACCGTATAAATGCGCCTTGCAGCAAGTTGCTCCTTGTTCTCACCAACGTAGTTCAACCTGGTAGGCCAGTAGGCG